CTGCTGTTTGTCCTAATATTGCTGTTAAGAACTCATCAGGAGTCATTGCTAACTCTAAATCTCCTGAATATCCTTGATTTGATACTGCTATATAATATTTAATATTATCAGCATAAAAAGGTGTTGTTTCTCCTTCTGGGTCAGCACTTAAAGAAACTGCACCAGGCATTGCGAAAGGTGTTCCGTATGTTATTACACCATTTTCTTCAGTTATTTTAGCAATATGTACATTGCTTAATCCAAATTTAACTTTGTTCTCTGACATTTGTTTTTCCTCCTTTAAATTTCAAAAAAATAACTTACTTGCCAAACATCTTCGTCTGATAAGTAAGTTTCTTCAGTCTTATTCCAAGCTATATCGCCTAGAATTTCATCTTCTATTTTATTTTGCATTACTAAGTCTTTAACCAAATACGTATAATCTAATTGGATTGGTATATCTTTTGAATATACTTTATTATCTGCCATAAAATTATCTGTTCCAGTCATTATCGCAACTAAATGCGGAGGTTCTGTCGGTTTTTTAAATGCACCATAAGCATACTTGAATCCTGCATTTACGCATTTTATTTTTAATTCTTCTAGTGTCATTTTGACCTCCTTATCTTTTCTTTTAACTGTTTTTCAAATTTTTCTTTATATTTTTCTTCTACAGGACGAATATGAGGAATTGCTTTTGTTCTTCCACCATTTCTTGTGGCATGTCTAAATTCTAAAAGATGAGTTAATTGATAGTTTGTCTTGTTCCATACTTTTACTGTATAATAGTTCTTATTCTTTTTATCTTTTCGAACAGTCCAACCTTTAGCATAATCCCCAGTTCTTTTAGGAGATGTTTGCTTTAGCTCATCTCTTGCTTCTTTCCCTATTTGGGTTGAAGTTTCTTCGACTGCCTCTCCTATATCTTCAACATATATTTCTAAATAATCTTTAACAGCTTTTGCAAATGTTTCTGGCTTAACAGTTTTATACATTTTTTATTTTCCTTTCGCAAACTAAAACAAGTTCATCAGCTGTTACTTCCTGAGTTCTTATTATTGAATAAGTCTTATTCATATAAATCAGTTCTTCTTCATCTTTATAATTTAAAGCACTTATTCTTAATCTCAAAGAAGGCTTATATCCTTGTTGGTTCGCTTCATAATATTCTTTAGAATATACATCTTCAACTTTGATTATAGGTATTAGTCTTTTTTTCTGTACTTCTATTTCATTGCCTATCTCATCTTGTTCAATGGCAGTAGATAATAATTTGCAACATATATCACGCATTATTATCCACCACCTTATAGTCATTGCTTAATCCTAAACTATGACATAGAAGATTGTATGTTCTTTGAGATAGTTCTTTTTCTTTTATATCTACATTTCCAAAATTAGCTTTAACAAACATGATAATTGCAGAAGTAATAAGAGGATTATCAAGTTCAGAGTTTATTCCCTGCCTTTTCAAATCCTCTTTTCCTGCATTTATCCACATTTCAATTTCACCATCTTTAATAGTTGATGAACTAACTATGCTTATACTTTGTTTTGCTAAATCCATTAATATGTCCATACAATCTTCCTCCTATTTCTAAACACCAGAACCTGCTGCTTGAACTTTTCCATATACGAAAGCACCTGGTTTTTTATTACCATCAGCAATTAAGTATCCACCATAGATTACTCTTCTTGGTTGTACTTTAACTTCTTTATCTACTCTTAATCCTTCATTGAAGTTTAATATGTAGTTTTGAGCATTACCTACAACAACATCTCCTGATGCTAAGAATGGGTCAGCTTCGATTGTTGCTCCTCCTGCTCTTCCAAGTCCTGCTACTAAATATGGATAGTTTCCATTTTCATCTTTGTAGAATGCGATTTCGTCAGCTACGTCAGATGCAACATAAACTTTTGCTCCTACTCTGTTTTCTGTTGCTAGATCTCCTAGACATTCTTTGATTAAGTCAATAGCATTTTGATTTGTTTTTGCAACTAAACCATTAGTAATACCTGTTGGTTTTGCAGAACCATCGCCATATATAACTGCATTAATTAATGCTTTATTCATTTTTTCATTTAATTCATCTAGTAAGAATGAAATAAATCCTTCAACTGTCATAGCTTCAGCTTTCCAAGTTATTTCTATAGCTTTTGCTAATTCATGTCCTGTTAATTTGATATTTTTATATTCTTGTCCTTCATTTTTAGTTGTTGTTGTTTCTGCATACCATTCTGCATCATCTGCACCGAATAAGTAAGGGAAATCAACATTTCCTGGTACGTTCATTTTTCTAATATCTCTATAGATTGGAGATGTTTTTTCAGCTATTTTTAACCAATCTAATTTAACTGATTCAGGAATTACTAATCCTAAATTATTTATTCCGTTGTGTGATGCATCAGCTTCTACGAAAGTAGTTGCTGTTGTTCCTATAGCATCTCCTAAAGCTCTTTCTTCTGTTTCATTTAATTTAACTCCCATTAAAGTTTTTGCCCAAGCACTTCTATATTCTGGGCTTGCTGTTGTAAATCTTTCTTCCATTTTTAAATCCTCCATTTCAATTTTTTTCATATTTGTTGAACTTCTTGTTTCAACTTCTTCAGAAGTTTCTTTTAATAAACTTCTTTCTTCTTCTGGTGTTATTTCGCCAGATTTTTCTTCCTTAACCTCTTCTACAACTTCTTCAGCAGTTTCTTCTTTATCTTCTTCAATCTGTTTCATTCTTGCTTCAAGTTCTTCTTCAGTTGTTGCAGATTTGATTAATTCTTGTTTTTCTTCTAAAGTCATTTTTGTTCCTCCTTTAAAATTTTTAGCAGTTCTACCACCGCTTCTATAAACCTCTATTAGGCTCTACCGCACTAAAAAAGAGCAGTTCTACCACCGCTCTTCGTTCGTGAACATAACCTTAATAATGCTAATGCTTTTTTCTTTTCTAGTTTTAGCTTCTCATATTTTCTTTTTTCTTCTTCATAGTCTTCTTTGTTTCTTGCGAATACTGACGTTCCTTCGTATGCTGGAATATCAACAATAGAAACATCATATAATTTGTCTATATTCTTTATTCTTCTTGTATCTGTTTCATAATCCCACTCATCTTCTTTTACAGTAAATGCAAAGCTCATTTTGTCAAGCAATCCTGCTTTTACTGATTTGTATAAATCAATTCCTTCTGTTGTATCAATTAATTTAGCTCGTATTTTTAATCCTATTGCATCTACTAACAATTCTAATGAACTATTCCTTGTTCTTGCTACTGCTTTACTTTGTCCGTGATTATAATTTAAGCAACAATCTTTCATGTCGCATTCTTCAAAGGCTCTACTATCAATTACTTCTTTGCACCAACCTAAATCTGTTTCTTGATTAAATACTGCTGCATATCCTTCTATAATCATGTCTTCTTCTGCAGCTCTAACTTCTATACATCTGTTTTCTTTAATCCTCTTCTCCATCATTTTCTCCTCCCTGATATTTATTTGCTATACTTGAGTCTATATTATTTAAACTTTGTAATATCTTACTTCCTTCTTCTCCTCCAAGAGGTGTCATGTCTAAAATCTCACGTCCATCATCTTTAGTTAATAATCCATAACTTGCTGCTACTTTTATTAAATTTATTTTGCTATCTAATGAAGCATAATGTATTCTATTTGTATTAAAAATAATCTTATTTCCATCTTTAATTGCTTTTTGTGAAAATATTTTATTAGTAAACTCATTACTTAATTGAATTGCAATAGGTTCAATAACTCCTTCATAAAAAGCATTCCACTCTTCTTGAGAATAGTTATTTTTTACTATTTTTTCGCTTATTCCAAAGAAGTTATATATATTCTCATTTATTTGTTTCATTTGCTCTGCATCTAATGTTATTGGTTTTAAGTTAATCTCGTGGAAATCTGCTTTTGCATCTAAAGCAGCAATTCCACCATTGTTTTCAAGACCTAAAAAGTCTTCAACAAATCTATCTCTGTTCTTAACAACATCTTTATTATCAATCATTGCATTAGTAAACTTTAAAATACCTTTTAGACTATTAGAAAGTTTAATTGCATTTTTTGTTCCTTCAGAAGATGCAAGTGCTGTGTCTAAATCTGTATTTAATACACTCGAACTTGAGCCATAAATATCATGTGTGCTGTAAAATTTACGTAAATGTATTAATTCTTCATAAGGTAGTATATATGTCTTTCCATTTATGAATTGAAATTTAAAAAACAACTTATGATTTGGATTTTCCAATAATTCATAACTTGTCCCAAGTATTGGATAAAAGCCTTCTATCATTCCTTCACTATTTTTCTTTTGGAAGATAAAAGCATTTGAATCCTTGTATAAAATTGTTATAATCTTATATAAAAAATCGTAAGTATTCATTATAGGATTTGGCTGATTTGATAATATGTAATCTATATCTCCTTTTACATGAACACTTTTACTACCTTTTATGTGCATAGGTTCTAACTTTGCACAATGAGTTGCAATTCTATCTATACATTCTCTTGCAACTTTACTTTCGTATATATTTCCTTTAAAATTTGTAAAAACTGAATTATAACCATTCATCAACTGTAATTGTGAATAATTCTGTACTTGTTTTTTATTTCCAAATATCATTTGAAACAAGCCTCTTCGTTCTTTCATTATCTTCCCTCCTGATAGCTTAAATACTCTCCCATATTTCTTATTAATGATACATAAGCATCTATTAAGCTAACTGCCCCATCTATTCTTTGTTTGGTCTTTTTCCCTTTTATAGGACGTATATTATCGTTTTTATCTGTTTCTATACTTGTATTT